TGTAGTTCGCGGTGCGTGCAGAATCTGGACCTTTGACGGCTGCGGGCTTGATGGCCCTACTTCCCTTTGTTTATGCGGCATGTCGGCTACTTGACAGTTTTGGCCCTTGTGTTATGCTGCGACAACTTGTTTACGGAGCTGCGGAGTTTCGTTACATCCACCACTTTCACCACCAGTACCACCGCCACCACCGCCACCGTGCGGTAGGATTGGGACATGTCATGTCTCGAATGTGGAAGCCAGATGACGGCTGCGGCGACTGGTCGCCCGCGTCTCTTTTGCTCTGGCCGCTGCCGGGTTTCGGCCCACCGCAATCGGAGCCTGCCTTCGGAGCTGATTGGCACGCCTCGATGGATTCGCCACGTTCGCAAGCGCCCTATCACCTGGGCCGGTCATTATGCTTCGGTCACCAACCCTGACCATTGGGCTAGTTACCAAGATGCCCGACGTTCGTCCTTCGGTGACGGTCTGGGCTTTGTTTTGAATGGCGACGGTATTATCTGCCTCGACCTCGATGATTGTTTCGATGGCGGGCAGCTGAAGCCGGACGCTCAAAGGCTTTTGGATTCTGTCGGGGAATCGTACACAGAGGTTTCCCCTTCGGGTCGCGGGCTTCACGTTTGGGGTTACAACGACGACCTAGACAAGGGCCGCGTGACTTCGTTCGGAGAGCAAAAGGTCGAGGTATATCCTTCGGGTAGATACATCACGGTTACCGAGCGGCCGATGGTCAAAGCTCGAATGGGCTTTTTGAATCTGACCGGCATCCGGTAATGATTATCATTCTCACTTGAGGGCATAAGAAAAGCCCGGCCATCACCTGACCGGGCTCCTCTTCTCTGTATTTAGTTGTTATTCAGTTATCGCCAATCCCGCAACCACCGCGTGATGACGTTACGCTCCACTCCAAAGAGTTTTGCGATGGCCGCCGGCTTGAAACCCAACCGGTACAAGCGAAACGTTCTTAGCTTGCACTTGGCTTCGAGGTTTGTCGCTCTGGCGACGGCTACCTGGTACTCGTGACCTAGTCTTTCGACCTGGTCTGTGAGCAGCTGACGGAAATGTTGTTCGTCCATCTCGTCGGCTATCTCGTCCAGTTTGTCAGGCGTGATTTCGCTGAGGTCAGTAATCATCTGCCCTCCTACGCCCGGGTCTGACGCTCGAAACGCTTGAGCGCCTCCTCGGAGATACGGTAAGTGCCACCAATCTTGTTGGCAGCAAGGTCTCCGCGAATAACCAATGTGCGGATAGATGCGGTCGACAAGCGGTAACGCTTCGCAACCTCAGCCATCTTGTAGAAACGGATTTCGTTAGTCATTTTGTTCACGTCCTCCCGCGTGGGAAAGGGTGGCTTCGATGACGCTGAACTTTGCGTCCAATCCGATGTGGTTGTAGCCGCGTCGCAGACGGTTGGCATATGCCAACGCCTCCTCTTCGGCGTTGAAATAACGCATGAGCACTTTTGTTTCGGGCTCACGGGTCGTAAATAACTTGGTGACCTGTACCTGGTACATGGCACACCTCCTGTTCTTTGTTAGTCATCGTACATTTCGTCCATTGGGTTGAATGTGGCGATGCCGACTAGGACGTCACGCTCAGCGTGCTTTGTCCAGTCGGGGTTGTGAGTAAAGCATTGGTCAAACTCGCATTGCTCACAGTTGTCGTCGTGAAGCTCAAGTCGTTGCGCGTCGGTCAGGACCGCATAGCGAGCGCGGTTGTGACATTCGAGGCAGCGGTTTTTGCTTGAGCCATTGAGGTAGAGGCGAATCGGTGTAAGACCGCCGCACTCTTGGCAAACGTATTGCTCTTGCATTTCTTCACCTTTCTTTGATTGGTCTAGCGGGTCAGTAAGACGGCCCATCCGGTTTACGCAACGTGCTGACGGTGACCGTCTCCACGTCGCTTGAATCCGAACTCCTCACAAGTGAACTCCACACCGGTGATGATTACAGAATCACCAACGGAGAGAGCCGTGTGGCCTCGGTTCTCAGGTAAGGGCTGCATTGCATCCCAGATAGGGCCCTGGTAAGTGTTGGTCTCGTGAAAGACCTGCTCACACAGAGCCTCGTCGGACTTGTCTGTCTCGATAAACACGGGCTTAGTCATGGTCAAGCGACCATCCTTGAAAGCCTTGTAAACGATAGAAACGAGTTTCTTGGTCATGGTGACCACCTCCAATTCGAGGATGGGCCGCCTTACAGACCTGCTAGGTCCGAATGACTAATTAGATGCGCCGCCGGTACGCCGATTTCTCGGCTTGGATTATGCGGCTTTTCGCCATGCAATGTGAACGCCATCGGTGTCATAGGCGTATTCGGGACGCCATTCCACCATTTCAAAACCAGCCATCACGAGCTTGCGCTCAATGTCGAGCTGGCTAAGGCCCCAGTGAGAGGGACTGGTCGACTTCACTCGAAAGTGAGTGGCGTCCTTCTCCCAGTGACCTTCAGCGTTGTCGACGTGGATACCCCATCGGCTCCAACGGTCGGACTTGTTGCGAACACTAGAGCCAAGGACCTTACGCACAGCGTTACGGAACTTGGTTTCAGTCATGTATTCAGTCATGGTGACCACCCCTTTCGGTGGCGGCGCACCTAACTAGTCATTCGGGTCCGAATGACTAACGAGACGTGCCGCCGGTTAGTGCTGGTTAGACCAGCTCGACATGGGCAATGTGACCGCGCTTCACAGCTTCCGCGTGAGCGTCGGTGTTGCGCCAGGTGTTACCGATGAAGAGAAACTCAGTGTAGTGGTCAAGCTCCTCTTCCATGGTGTACGGAGTGCCGTCTGCATGTTTCCGGGTTCCGCTTGTAACTGACACGAGGTCGTCGTAAAACAGGTCGACGAGGTCGTGGTCGGTGTTGCGGTTCGAGTACACAACTAATTTGTACATGGTGTCTCCAATCTTGGCGACACGTCTGGTTAGTCATTCGGGTTCGACAGGCCAACTGAGCATCTCAGCTTGGCGGCACTAGGCTGTTACGTCTTACGACACCTAAAACTCGAAGCCCCGGTTTCCGTTTGCGCTTGGGTGCTGTGGGGTAAGAGGGTCTTTGGTTTGTCGACCGATTACCTTGAGCGTCATAAGCTGACGGTTTTTTTGTGTGTGGGCTGGTTTAGGTTCAGGCGTTTGCGGCGGCTGAGATACCCAGTTGGCCTATCGAAGTTCTCTGTGGAGTTTTGAATGTTTCGGTGAGGCTTCGAGAATCTTTCTGTTCGTCATCTCGAACTCGTTGTAAACAACTTTACCATGGTTTTGACCAAAGGTTTACAACTGGGGCTATTTTGGGGTGTTTTTGACCCTCATTTTGACACTTCAAGCCCGATAAATCGGCATTTTTTGGCACTCTAAAAAAAGTTTGAAATTATTGCTCAAAACGGCGTTTTGGGCCCCATACCGGGTAGGCGGCACGCTGACCGGACACATCGACACGAGGTGATTGAAATGGGAATGGCAGGACGTAAACCCGCCGACCGGCCAACGGTCACGAGGCACAAGCCGACCGTCGACTGGACTGAGGTCCCCAATCGGAAGTACAAAGGCCCGCATCCTGAGCTGCCCGCTTTACGCGAGGTCGCTCAACGCGACGGCACGATTCTCGAGCTGCCCTACCCTGAGGCGACGCTCTCATGGTGGGACGCTCTCTGCAAGATGCCTCACTGCATCCTGTGGCAAGAATCCGATTGGGCTTTCGCACTCGACACAGCTTTGGTCCACGCTCAGGCGGTGACCGGCACAATCTCGGCTGCGGCCGAGGTGCGAATGAGGGAAAAGAGTCTCGGGACGACCGTCGATTCACGACGCGACTTGAGAATCCGTTACGTCGAGCCAGAATCCGAGCCAGTCCGTATGGCCATCGTGGAGAATCTCGACGATAGGCGGCGGCGGCTAACCGATGCGTGAGCTGGTCAGGGCCACTGAGCATGACCGGCAGCTGAGCCTCGGGTGGGTTGCGGTTTGGTGGATAGAAAAGTTTTGCGTGCATGGCCCCGGCGACGTGCAGGGTCAACCGATAGAACTCGACGACGAGTTCGCTGCGTTTGTTGTGGACGTGTACGCGCTAGACACGACGGGCCGCCGACTTTACGACTCAGCGTTTCTGTCGAGGGCTAAGGGCCGGGCGAAGTCTGAGCTGGCAGGTTTCATTGCTTTGTTCGAGGCGATGGGTCCGGCACGGTTCAGTCATTTCTCGGATGGCACTGACGTTTACGAGCGCGATGGGGAGACCTACGCTTACCAGCCGGGTGAGCCGGTCGGTCAGACAATCATCGCGCCGGTGATTCGATGCTTGGCCACGGAAGAGGGTCAGGCTGGTAACACCTACGACAACATTTATTTCAACCTGACTGAGGGTCCTCTCGGTGAGGGGTTGCCGCGTGATGCTGCCGGGTTGACCAGAATCTTTTTGCCTGGCGGTGGTGAGATTATCCCGTCGACTGCGAGCAACAGCTCCAAGGATGGCGGTAAGGAGTCGTTCGTCGTTTACGACGAGACCCATTTATACAATCGGCCCGAGCTGAAGCGCATGTATCAGACGGTTCGCCGTAATCTGGCCAAGCGTAAAGCTGCGGAGCCGTGGTCACTTGAGACCTCGACGATGTATCTGCCGGGTGAGGGTTCGGTCGCTGAGGAGACTCACGACTTGGCCAAGAAAATCCTCGAGGGCAAGACACGTCGTCAGAGGCTACTGTTCGACCATAGACAGGCTGACGTCGACGTTGACCTGAATGACGAGGCGGACGTGCGAAAGGGCCTCAGCGAGGCGTATGGGCCGTTTGCGGGGGTAATGGACCTGGACCGTATCATCGCGGAGATTTATGACCCGCGAAATGACCCTCAGGACTCCCGCCGATACTATTTCAACCAGCCGACTAGCGCTAAGGATGCTTTTCTTTCTTCGGAAGAGTGGCTGTCTTGTGCTGGCGGTGAGCCAATCCGTGATGGCCAAGAGGTCACACTCGGTTTTGACGGGTCGCGTAAACGCGCTCGGGGTGTCACTGACGCTACAGCTTTGATTGGCTGCCGCGTCGCTGACGGGCATATTTTTGAAATCAAAGTGTGGGAGCAGCCGGATGGCCCAGCCGGTGACGACTGGGAGGTCCCGGTCAATGAGGTGGACTACGAGGTTCGTAAAGCTTTCGAGCGATACAAGGTTGTCGGCATGTTCGCTGACCCGGCCAAGTGGGAGTCTTACATCGCTCAGTGGGAGTCGGATTTCGGCAAGAAGCTGACCGCAAAATCGTCGCAGACACATCCAATCGAGTTTTGGATGACTGGTAATCGGTCATTCTTGGTCGTGAGGGCTATCGAGCAGTTCGCTAACGCGGTACTGGACCGGGAGCTGACTCACGATTCGGGTCTGGCTTTGACTCGACATGTTCTCAACGCTCGCCGCCGCGTTGGTCGTGGCGGGGTAACAATTTCTAAAGTTCATCCTGAAGCAAAGGACAAAATCGACGCGGCCGTGGCCGCTGTGCTCGCATATCAGGCGAGACTGCAAGCGCTGTCGAAGGGTCAGGCGACTAAGCAGACCTTTGTTCCGCGTCGTATTCGTTAGGGGATTTCATGGCAACACAGTTGAGCACAGACCAGATTGGTCTACTCAAGATGCTTGCAAAAGAGCAACCGCGTCTGAATCTGTTGGAAAAGTATTTCGATGGTGATGCACCTCTCCCTGAGGGGGCAGAGGGTCAGTCGAGGGCTTACCGGCGATTCCAAAAGAAGGCTCGCTTGAATCTGGCGCAGCTGGCAGTTTCGGCGGTCAAGGAGCGCATGATGATTGCGGGTTTCCGCACTGGCGCTGACGATGACGAGAACGGTGACGCTGAGGCTCGCCGTCTTTGGAAGGCGAACAACGGGAACGTCAAGGCTGCCGACTTGCACACGTCGATGCTCAAGTTTGGTAAGGCTTACCTAATGGTCGGTTTCCCTGAGGGGTTCGACTATCCGATTATGACTGTCGAGGATTGCCGTCAGATGTATTGCACGGTCGACCCTATCGACCAGACCACGGTGACAAGCGCAATCAAGGTTTTCAAAGAGTACGGGCAAAGCTACGCATATTTCTATTACCCCGACCGGGTCGAGGTGTTCCAAAAGGACCACGAGCTGAACATTTATGACGCGAGCGATTGGATGCTGTCGGAGACCCGCACTGTTCAGAATCCTTTGGGTCAGATTCCCATTGTCAAGTTCGCTAACGCTGACGAGGTTGGCGAGTACGAGCCCTACACGGACATTATCGACCGGGTCAACCACATGACGCTTCAGCGCATGGTGATTGCGACGACTCAGGCTTTCCGTCAACGTGTGCTGCGCGGTGATTTCCCGACGCATGACCAAGAGGGCAACGAGATTGACTACAACGGGATTCTCGAGTCTCAGGCTGGCGCTTTATGGATGATTCCCGAGGGCTCTGACGTGAGCGAGCTTGGCCAGTCGGACATGTCGGGCATTTTGGCCGCCGTCCGTGCGGACATTCAAGACTTTGCTGCGGTGACGAGAACACCGATGCACTATTTCCACCCTGACGCTGCGAACGGGTCCGCTGAGGGAGCTTCTCTGGCTCGTGAAGGCTTGGTTTTCAAAACTGAGGACCGTATCGACCGTGTGACCGCTGGATGGTCAAAGGCGATGTCTCTCATGTTCCGTTGGCTTGGTGATGACGAGCGGGCTGAGCTGCTCGACCTTGAGCCTTTGTGGAAGCCGGCTGAGCGTTACTCGCTGGCTGAGCGTGCGGATGCAAACGCCAAGTTCCAAGATGTGCCGTTCCGTTCTCGGATGGCTTTGGTTGGTCAGTTCTCTCCCGCCGCTATCGAGGAGATGGAAGTCGAACGTCGTGGAGAACAGGTCTTTCAGCAAGCAATAACGGGGTAGCCCATGGCCAGTGAACTCGAGCTAATCGAGGCGTATGGCGACATGAGCACGTCGCTTATCAAGAAAGCTGGCGAGGCCGCCGAGAAAGCGTTTTACGCTTTGCCTGATTACCGTGACGGCTACATCCAAGAGTTTGTCGAAGAGTACGAGAACATTCTTTTCGGCGCTCGAATCCAAGCGGCGAGAATGGCGGCCGGTTTTCACTCCGAAGTTGCCAGGGCTAACGGCAAGAGGTTCACAGCGCCTAAGATTCGCGCTGAGGATTTCACGCCGGAGAATCTGCGGGTGTTCGGTGAGCGACAAGAGCCCTACCAGGCCAGACCTTTCCGTGAGGTTTACAAGGCCTTGAGCAAGGGCTTCTCAATGACCGATGCTGTGGCCGCCGGTGGTGCAAGGGCCAGGATTTTGGCTCAGACTGATGTGCAACTGGCGCGACGCAAAGCAAGCCTCTTCTCGAGGCGCGGCAACAGAAACATTGTTGGTTATATTCGTGTGCTGACCGGTGCTGAGAACTGTGGTCTCTGCTATGTGGCATCGACTCAGCGGTACAACAAGAACAATCTCAACCCGATTCACCCTGGCTGCGATTGCGGTGAGCTGCCCATCTATGGCGACACTGACCCCGGCCAGGTGATTGACCAATACAATCTTGACCGGATTCACGAAGCCTTTGAAAATCGGTTTGGTGTTGACGACCCTGGGGCTAGAGACCTCGGAATTGGCAAAGCTGTCCAGTATAAAGACGGTGTTCGGCTCGCTGATTTCACGCTGATTTCAATTCGCGAACACGGTGAGCTTGGCCCCATCCTGACACGCCGTAACGAAAAGTTTTTGACGCTAGAAGAGATTTTGGAGCGTAAGCGTTTACGCGAGCAACTCGTTACCCAGACGGCGGCACAACTACTTGAGCAAGAGGGCATTGACCTCGCGGTTGCTGGCCTGGCATCCTCGGCTCGACAAGCTAAGAGACGAGTTGCTGCGGCTCAGACTCCCAAAAAAGTCGCTGAGATTATGGGAGAGATTTTCAACTCTCGTCAAGAGGGCTGGTCGATAACGCTCGAGGACAATGCGCTCGGGTTTGCTGGCCAAGACATTGCGAAGATAAATCGTGAGCGGCTCGATGCAACCAAGACCATCGCCGATACTCTGATTGACCTTGAGGAAAAATACCCGGTCAATATCGTTACGGTCCGAGGCCCGGCTGCCGCGAAAAATAACGCACTGGCTTACGCTTCGGCCACCAAAGGCAGCTTCGAGAATAAAGAGATTTCTTTCACTCAGCAACTCCTGACGAGTGGCTCTGGGGCGGCGGATGTTGTCGAAGCTTCAGAGCGAGGCCACTTTCCCACCTGGCTTGCTAGTGAGGTCGACCCAATTCGCTATGTGACGACGCACGAGTACGGTCACCTGCTCGATTATCAAGGCAAGTATAAGACGAAGCCAAACGCTCTGATAAACGACCTGTATAAGAGCTGGCTTGCGGAAAAGGGCTATTCGCCAGACGTCGGCAACATCGTTCGGAGCGAGTTTATCCGTGAAGAGCTGAGTGGCTACGCGGCAAGCGACCCTCGAGAGCTTATTGCTGAAGCTTTCGCGGATTACGAGATTCGCGGCGAAGCCGCAGCCCCGCTTTCAAAGAAAATCGCTGAGCGACTGCTCAAGAACTACACGGAGGCCCTGGAAAATGAGGCTTGACGTTCCGGTTACTGACGCTGATTTTGAGGCAGCGCTGGAAGAGTCTTTGGCTGGTCGGCTTATTTCCGACACCGGTTTACCGGCATCCATTAGAGATTCACTCGACGCTTTGTCTGACAACCCGCCTGAGGTTGCAATCGACAACATTCGCGCAGCTTGGGAACAGCTCAAGCGTGAGCGACCTGAAGATTTCACCGACTAGCTCGGTGGACCAAGCCCGACACGGGCAAACCTGAATCGACACGAGGAAGGACAACTCAATGTCTGAAGAAACAACTGAAGTAGTAGATACAACTGAAGAGACACCCCAGCAAGAAGCTGAGGTCGAGGTAGCCGACGACACGTCAGCGGCCGTAGACCTGGAAAGCGAACTTGCCAAGTGGAAAGAGCAATCACGGAAGCACGAGCGTCGCGCTCGAGACAACGCTGCCGCTGCGAAAGAACTAGACGAAATCAAGAAATCCCAGTTGACTGAGCAAGAAAAGTTGGTCGCGGAAGCGCGGCAGTCTGTCTTGCAAGAGGTGGCTGTGAAATTGGTCGACGCAGAGTTCAAGGCAGCGACTCAGGGACGTTTCGTTTCCCCTGAGGCGGCGCTTGCTTTTGACCGTAAAGAGTTTATTTCTCCCGATGGGGAAATTGACAGTGAGGCGATTCAGACATGGGTTGCATCTAACACGGTGACTACTGAGGCTCCGAAGGTTGACCTGGGTCAGGGTTCGCGTGGCGATAACGCCAAGCTTGCCTCGATTCGGTCGCGTGAGGAGTTGCAGGATATGTCACCCCAAGAAATCCTCAAGGCGCGTCAAGATGGCCGCCTTGATTACCTACTCAACAAGAATTAGGAGGTTATAGCCAATGGCTATTGACCAGTTTATTCCTGAGGTATGGAGCGCCGGTGTTTCCACCGAGTTCATTGCCAATCAGGTTGTTATCCCGACTCTCGGCACTGCCTTTACTGGCAACGTGACCGCTGGGTCAACTGTCCACATTATCAACGCTACTACTCCGACCATTTCGGACTACAGCGCTACCCGCTCCATCACCGCTGAGGCTCTGGCCGACACCGAGGTGCAGCTCACCATCGACCAAGAAAAAGCGTTCTCTGTGAACGTTGACGACGTCGACCGCGTGCAGGCATCCTCTGAGTTCGGTCCCTGGGTTGCTTCCGCTGGCCGTGCGCTGGCTGAGGACGCAGAAAACTACCTCGTTGACCTGATGCTGGCCGGCGCAACTGCCGCCAACACTGGCTCCGTGGTTGTGGACACCGCTGACGAGGCTAAGGCTGCTATTCGTGCAATCCGCAAGTCTATGGCTCTCGCTAAGGTCCCCGCGTCTGACCGCTTTGTTGTGGTCAACCCCGACATGGCTGACCTTTTGATTCAGGGTC